GCAAGTGATGGGAGACACACAAGATAAGACCGATGCGTATGCAGCATTAGATCAATCGGAAGTCGATGATTACTTTCAGGATATCCGCGCCAATAAAACAGACGAGGCATCGATAACCTGTGATTGTCAAGAGTAATGAGAAAACATCCCTATCAACAACTAATGGACCGTAAACGGAAGTGGTCCCCCGTACAAACAACAGCAGGAAAACTAAAAGAAGGAAGTGAAGAGACCATCTACAGGGCTCTCGCAATCCGTCATATGGAGTTACCAGTTGGTGAATTCATTAAAGAAGGTCTTAAGGGTGAGGTACCATCACTTGCCCAAGAACTTCTCGAATCGAATGTTACCGATGAAGAGAACCATGATTTGGCTTTGGGTTACATCGCCAATGCTTTGGGGACTAATGAAAAAGCTGAAACCGAAGCTCTTAGACTCCGAGACGCTTGGGAAAGCCATCCAGATCACACAATCCTCAAGGCATTGGTGGCCGAACGTGCGATTTTCTTCGTTCTACTACCCTTCTTTAGGTTTTGTGGTGATGCTGGTTTAAGAACAGTATCCGCCGACATTTCACGAGATGAACAAATACATGTGGCCGCTAACTCTCTTGTATGTAGAGATATGGGCTTATCTCCTAGTCCAAGTTTGGATAAGCTTAGGAAGGCCACCATTAATTGGATTATGGAGCCTCTAGGTATAAATACTACCGACAAATATTTGGACAAAAAATTCTGGCTGGATTCAAGCGATCGATTAATGTATGACGGCAAAGCCCCAGAGCTTTCCGACACACAGAGAGCAAGAATGCCAGCGTTCTTCGAACATAGCAATGTCAACCTCCCGCAATATGCTTGAGGCCATCTACGGTCCTCAGTTTGATACGTACCTCCTGACTGAACTTCAGGAGGTCTTTCCACCCTCGACACCTATCCCGACGGATACAATGTCACAAATAATGTACAACGCTGGCCAACAGTCAGTAATTCAATGGTTAATTAAACGAATGGAGGAAGAGAAATGAGTTGGCCGGAGATGGTATGGAGGCCACAAGATCCTAACGCTGATGACATGGGGATGGTACCATTCACACCACCAGTTAAGGGTGATGTCACCAGAGGTCAAGAGGCAGGATTACCTGCTGATTGGCAGGACTACGATGGTAGGATAGAAAAGGTAAATGCATGGGAAGCATTGGATAACCCATTGTATGAAGCTGCTGCCGGTGCTTTAGATATAAACTGGGAGGACTTCAAAGCGGACTTCATGAATGAAATAGGTGAAGAAGATCTCTACGTAAGGCCAGAAGATACCAGTCCTCCTGGGACACCAATAAATCCGTATACTGGTGAACCGGTGCCAGATGACGTAAATCTTGGCGCTGTAGTGAGTGGCCAGTTTACTGAGGACCCATATGATTGGGGTATAACTCATGAAGGTTTTGAATCTTACCTTAATGATATGCAGGAGTGGTTACTGGAAACTGTAGAGGATGTTGCATCAAGAGATGGTTACAGTGGAGGCGGACCTAATGCTAAGGATTGGGGATTCCCGGAAGGTAACATCTACACTATCTTAGGTTTAGATCAACCTCCCCCAGGACCAGTGGCAATCAAAGAAGAATACTTTACATTCAAAGATTCACCTGATCACTATGACGAACTTAAACCAGCTGCTGAGGGAAACCCTTGGATTGACGCAGCAGTATGGATAGCTGACAACCCAGAAGGAGTAGTAACTAAGGAGGCAACTTAATGGCAAATTTTCTAGAACAATATTTAAGTCCTGCAGGGACAATAGGGTCAAACGTTTGGACAATGGGGACTAAGACCCACAGCCCTACGCAAGTTAAAGTAGCTATACAACAACTACTGAACAAAGGTGTTGGTATCAACAACGCACCTGGACAGTTCTTTGCAGGCGGTGGACCTATGAAAGGTGTGCCTGGCATGTACTCACCTAAGAATCCAATGGGTCAATTCCAAGGCCCAGGAGGTAACTTAGGATTTATAGGCTACTCAAAGGCTAAGCTGGCTGGCTATACACCTCAAGAGATTAAACAAGGTGCTGCCGCTGGAGGTATGTTCTTACCGAGCGGAGCTGAACGACAGTACCAAATGGACATGCGTGCTGAAGCAGAGCGTGATCAAATGCTGGATTACATGAGGCAACTACAAGAAATGGCTAATAGACCAGAACCGCAAGTAGGTAGAAGCTCTAGTTATGTAGTTGGTACAGGTGGTACAGCTGAGATACAACAAGCTGATAAACCTAAAGAAGAGAAAAAAGGGAGAGGTACAGGTAAATGGAAACGTGAATATTTCAACGCATTGAATACAGCAGCAGTTGCTGGTGCAGGTGGAGGAACAGTAAACCCATGATGAATAAATCAGATGACAGCTAAAACAAGATACGATGTACTATCAAGTACTAGATCTCAATACTTAAACACAGCAGATGAAGCTGCTAAACTAACCATACCTTATCTCATCGATCAAATTGATGACAAGGTAGGGTACAAGAAGACCAAGACACCTTGGCAATCAGTCGGTGCTAAAGGTGTAGTCACCTTAAGTGCTAAGCTAATGATGAGTCTACTACCACCACAGACTAGTTTCTTTAAGCTGCAAGTAGATGAGTCACAGTTAGGTGACTATGGACCAGAGGTTAAGTCTGAACTAGACTTAGCCTTTGCTAAGGTAGAGCGGACTATCCTTGAATCCATCGCTGCATCTGATGATAGAGTCACTGTACACCAAGCAATGAAACACTTGGTTGTTACTGGTAATGCTCTCATCTTCATGGGTAAAGATGGACTTAAACTATTTCCCCTCAGCCGTTACGTAGTAGATAGAGATGGTAACGGCAATGTTATTGAGATCGTAACAAAAGAAAGGATTAACAGAAAGACCATTGAGGAGTTAATCCCCAGCATCAAGACAGATGATATAGATGGTGCTAGTGATGACGACAATAAAGACTGTGATGTGTACACCCATGCTAAAGTAAATGGTAACAAAATTGTTTGGCATCAAGAAGTTTTCGATAAGATCATTCCTAAATCGCAAGGTAAAGCTCCGCTTAGTATTACACCTTGGCTTCCCCTGAGATTCAATGTAGTAGATGGTGAGGATTATGGTAGAGGTAGGGTAGAGGAATTCATGGGGGATCTTAAGTCCCTTGAAGCACTCTCTCAGGCCCTCGTAGAAGGCTCTGCAGCAGCTGCTAAAGTAGTCTTTACTGTATCACCATCATCGAGTACTAAACCAGCCACTCTAGCGGCAGCTGGGAACGGTGCAATCATTCAGGGAAGACCTGATGATATCGGCGTTGTTCAAGTTGCCAAAGGAAATGACTTCGCTACTGCCTATCAACAAATAGGTACTATCGAGAAGAGATTAGCTGAGGCATTCCTCATCCTCTCTGTTAGACAGTCGGAACGTACGACTGCTGAAGAGGTAAGGATGACACAGATGGAACTAGAGCAACAGCTTGGTGGACTATTCTCCCTTCTAACTGTTGAGTTCCTAGTACCATACCTTGATCGTAAGCTTTCTGTCATGCAGAAGAGTGGATCTATCCCACGTATACCAAGGAATATAGTTAAGCCTACTATCGTAGCAGGTATCAATGCTCTTGGTCGTGGCCAGGACAGAGAGAGTCTTACAATGTTTATGCAGACTATTGCACAGACAGTAGGACCAGAAGCTATGATGCAGTTCATCAATCCTGATGAAGTTATCAAACGTCTAGCAGCTGCATCAGGTATCGACGTACTCAACCTAGTGAAGAGTATGCAAGAGATGCAAGGTGAACAACAGCAACAGATGCAACAACAAATGGCTATGCAGGAACAACAGAATGCTCCAGCTATGGCAGCTGTAGAACAGAAACAAGCACAGGCTGAAATGCAAATGGCTATGCAAGCAGAGCAACAACAATCACCCTAATAAACTATGGCAGAAACATTAACAATTGATAACACACCACAAACTGAAGTAGTTGGTGAGCTTACAGCAGAAGAGCAGGACTCCTTAGCGGTTGGTGAGAAGTTAGAGTCTGATCAGGCGGAACTACTAGCTGGTAAGTTTAAAGATGCAGAAGAGTTAGAGAAAGCTTACATTGAATTACAAAGTAAGCTAGGAAAAGATGGGGAAGAAACTCCAGAGGTAGAAGCTACTGATGAATCTAAAGATGAAGAGCCTGACTCTTCAGATATACTAGAACGTCTTTGGGATCAAGCTAAAGCTGAAAACCTTCAGGAATCTACCATTGAAGAACTATCTAAGATGGATCCAAAAGCTTTAGCTCAGATGCACCTTGAGTATAGAGCTAACAACAATCAAGATACTATCACAGATCAGCAAGTCACACAACTAAAGGAGATTGCTGGCGGTGAAAAGGATTACGAATCTATGATGGGTTGGGCTCAGAATTCCTTGAACAAGGAAGAGATTGACATGTATGATACAGTCATGGAACGTGGTGATCCACTTTCCTGCTTCTTTGCAGTACAAGCTATGAAGTACCGTTATGACGATGAGTCAGGAACAGAAGGTAGAATGCTTACAGGTAAAGCTGCGTCCAATGAAGGCGGTAAGTTCAAGAGTCAAGCTCAAGTGATTGAAGCTATGAATGACCCTAGATACGAAAGGGATCCTGCATACCGAAAGGAGGTAGCAGACAAACTCGAACGTTCTGATGTAAAATTCTAACAATGATTGGAAGGTTATTACACCTATGTATGTTCACATGCTTAGGTATCCACCTCTCTCTATTAGCTTATTGACATGGAAAACTTAAGAGCATTGGGTATAGGCCTGATGCTAGCTGGCTTCCTATCAGTTTTAATAGGTATCATGCAAACTTTGCAGACGGTATCTATGACTGATGGGTTTGCCTATGATATGTTATGGTGAAAATTATGCCCAAAGGAAAAGGAACTTACGGAACAAAGAAGGGTCGTCCCCCTAAAAAATAATGGCGTCCGTTCATCAGCTTAGGCTGACGCATGACGTGTGATCAGGGAACGGGGATCACATCATAGAGGAAAAACTATGACCGTCACTTATGTCTATCGTGGCGTTAAGTACACGAGGAAAAAGTAAAGCGAACAACAATACAAACAAACTAAAACAAATGAAATCATTTATTGCACTTGCCACACTGTCTGCCCTCTCTGCGACACCTGCAATGGCTGGCCCATATGTCAACACAGAAATCAACAGTGGATGGAATGGATCAGACTACGGTGGATCAGTCACTGACCTACACGTAGGTTACGAAGGGTCTGCAGGAGCAGCTAGTTACTACCTACAAGGTGGTCCAGCTATTGTCTCTGTTGATGGAGAGGATGCTAATACTGAGCTATCTGGTAAAGTAGGCGGTTCCTTTGCGGCAACCGAAGCTGTGTCAGTTTATGGAGAAATCAGTTTCATCACAACTGACAATGACAACAACAACTACGGAACCAAAGCTGGTCTTAAGTGGGCCTTCTAAATGGATCTTCTGTTCTCTCTAGCATTAGTACTACTATTAGTATTTGGTATGGAGATGACTTGGTCTACTAAACGAAAGTAGATAGGAGGAGAGGCACCTCAGAGTAGGACCTCTCCTTCATTGGCATTAGCCCAGTACGCTGGATACCTTTTGCCGTCTAGACGGTGGGAAAGACCACGAAAAACTGATCAAAAAATTTCAGCTGAGAACCGTAAACAATAAACACTTTAATTTAAAATGGCTGATACTGTTGTATCCTCAATTGGTAGTATTAATAATACTAGCTCTACCCCACTAGCATTATCAACAGCATACGATACTAAGTATGCAACTTACCTTAAGCTCTTCTCTGGAGAATTGTTTAAGGCTTATGAATCAGCAACCGTCGCTAAAGGTACTGTACAATCACGTACCTTGAAGAACGGGAAGTCAATGCAGTTCATCTTCACCGGCCGTATGACGGCTGATTACCATGAGCCTGGGAAACCAATCCTTGGTTCAGGTGATCCTCCGGTAGCCGAGAAGACGATTGTGTGTGATGATCTTCTCATTAGTTCTGCCTTCGTGTATGACCTTGATGAGACTCTTGCTCACTACAGCCTTCGCTCTGAGATCTCCGCTAAGATCGGACATGCTCTTGCCGAAGCTTATGACAAGAAGATCTTCCGTACGATCGCACTAGCTGCTCGTGAAGCTCATCCTATTACTGCCGCACCTGGCCCTGAGCCTGGTGGATCCGTCATTAAGATTGGTTCTGGCAATGAATATGATGCACAGAAACTAGTAGATGCTTTCTTTGAAGCAGCTTCTATCCTAGACGAGAAGAATTTACCTAAGCAAAATCGTACGGCGGTATTAGCACCTAGACAATATTATGCTTTGGTATCTCAGGTTGACTCTAACATCCTGAACCGTGACTTTGGTAATACCCAAGGTAACTTGAACTCTGGTGAAGGTTTGGTATCCATTGCTGGTATCAACATCCAACGTTCTAATAACCTACCTTTCCAAGCTGGTACTGTCGCAGCTGTCGATGGTGAAAACAATGCTTATAATGGAGCATTCGCAGACCACGCTGGCCTCATCTATCAGAAGGATGCTGCTGGTGTAGTTGAAGCAATCGGTCCT